CCCGTGTTCAAAAGATATAGGCAATTTGCAATGATAGGCCTTTTTACTGGTAGTCAAATCTTCATAGTTTTGGTTTCCATATCCCCATTGGATAGTGAATCCATTAGCAAATTTCACAAACCCATTCTCTTCAAGCCTTTGTGCTACAATACCGCCCATTCCAAGAAGATTTTTTATATCCTTCAATGTAGCAACTGGATTTTCTTGCCAGTTAGTCGCACCAAGGATTTTTGCAATCATAGCCGTAATTGCTGGATGAGACGAAATATCTGTGTTATGAGTGGATAATTGAGTCTTTAAATTTTGAAGTAACCCACCGTGTGCATTTGTATCATCATTATGTTGTTTAACTGCTTCTGTTAACTGCTCATGTGTTACCAACGCGCCCATGTTAACAGTTAGCGATACATTCCCCGTATTACTAAATACCATTCCGATGGTTAATTCTTGAGATACAACTACCGAACCACCTTCTGCCGGCATTCTGTCCGGTTCAGGGTCCGTAAGGTATGCATACAATATTTCGCCTTTATCAGGATCTTGTGCAAATAGTCCAATTTCAGACATTCGGAAAGCTTCATGTATGCCAGTATTAGTTATAAAGGTATCAACGCTTACGATTTTACCTTCTTGTTTAACTACGAAATTAGTAGTCTCCCATTTAGAGGAGATTACATCAGTTAATGCCAATGGATTCGTTGCATTAACACCACTACCGACTTTGATTTTCGTGAATGTTAGTTTAGTCTTTCCTGCATTTACCTTTGCTTGTAAATCAGCACCGACATCAGTCATGGTTACATTTGACCATTCTGCCATATATTCCTCCTATCTAACGCTATTATCTAGCGCTACATTAATTTTCGTTTTCTTTGATTCAACAGTGTAAGACGTTACATGGGTATTCAAATTAATGCGCCATGCATTCGTAAAATCACACTTGATATTCATCTTTTTAGATACACCGCACCACCCGGCGAAATACTTATTGAAGTTAATTCGTCGAATGAATTCAATACCATCTAACCAGGACCGTACATTCTTGGCCGTATTGATAGCACGCACAAGCTTAGCAATGTCCGATTCACCAGTTAATGGTGCCGTAATAAGTGTGACCTTGAAATAATAAGGCTTACCACCATATTCGAACCATTCTGCAATTTTCGAATCAGAATATGCAGTCTGCACAGCCTTTTCGACTGCATATGGTGTACCTTTATGGCGGTGAATATCAATTGAATTCTTCACCAATTCACGCTTAGTTGCTATTGGTAATCCACTATCGTAATCATCTACATGTAATTGATACGCTAAATGATCAATGACACTCTCTGATTCAGTATCAATAGATGACCACAATAGCAGCGTATTCGTATTCATTAATTCGGCTAGCGTATCATCCCACGTTTTAGCAAGGGCTTTAATTGGCTCCCTATCGATTGAGGAGGGAAGATGTTCTGCGCTTGTATACTTACTATCACGTATCATTCTTCCTCGCTTCCTGCAAATACTAGGGCGATTGTATTGGCTACTGCCACACCGCTTTGTTCTGCAATCTGAGTAAATACAGGAGCAGTCACTTCAACGCGTTTAATACCAGATACATCCATAAGCATTTGCACCAATCGACTAGGCACTATATCACGGCCTAATTTAGATTTTTGCCAAATTACATAGTCATTGACGGCTTTATCTGCCTTGGCTTTTACAACTGTTGCATCGGCGCCTTTTTCAATGTAGTACTTAGCATCGATGTTATATTGCGTAGTAGTAGGTGCTAATACAGTTAGCTTATCTGTTAACGGTCTACGTTTCTTATCAGACAAATAATCCGTAATAGTCTTAAGTAATTCTTGCCCTGGAATACCACCGCCAGATAGTAATGGATAGATATTAACTTCCCCAGGATGTGGAGAAGATACACCTACATCGGCCACAAGGTGTGATGCTGATTTCGTGAAATACTCATAGGCACCTTCAGGACCTGCCACAGAGAATGATTCAGGAGCCTCATGAATACGTTCACGATAGGCTTCATCATCTTCTGTATCAGAACCACCTTCAGATAATGTGGTGTTACTCATCGTATCCACATACGCTATAGGGTCAATAATTGTACTTATCTCACCTGGTTTAAACCCATTACCTTGAGCGCCCGTGCGTTGTGCTTCTGCTTTTATGGATCCATTGAGTTGACCTGGTAGAATTACCAAATCTTCAACAGTAGCAAAATATTCGCCACTTTCTGTAGATATTCTTGTACCTTTTGGAATAATGACAGAATTTGTACGCACTGCTGACAATGTAGCTTGGATAGTCGTAGTCGCTTTTGTTGCCTGTAGTCGCTCAACGGCAGCAGGAACCGCTCCAACGTGGTCCAAGTTATCACCTTCTGCATAGGCTAATAGATTTTGTTTAGCTGCATAATTTGCATCATTCAATAATCGGATAATAATTTCCGAGATCACATTTAAAAATAAAGTAACAGGGTCGCCCTCTCCCAAGGTTCGCCCTGTTATTGTTGTGTAAATATCAAATACCTTCTGTTGAACGTGTTCTTTATCGGTGTTAAAAAACTCAACATTAGGTAAATCAGATAATCTCATACAGTCACCATCACTTTCGGAATCAACGCACCATTTTGTGTGGCGGTAAATGATATATCACTAATTTTGGCACGTGGTTCGTACCGTTTAATTTGTTGGAATATGTCATTAGATAGATGCGCTTGTGCTTGATGAATAGGCATATCAATAATGCGACCATCAATACCAAACTCCCTATCTAGTGGCACACTACCACGAACAGTAGAAATAATCGTTTGCACATTCTGCAAAATCTCAGCGACCTCACTTTCAGGTGCTAGCGATATCCTATTGTCCGTAACTGGTTTAATTTCATATGTTGCTGACATGGCTAGAACCTCCTCAATATCGTATTAACTTTATTGAACTTCTGACCATATTGGTTTAGCATGGACTTTTCTTCTACAGTGTTCTTATCTGGGTATTCCTCAAGAGTTAGTGATACTTCAATAGATTGTGTTTTACCATAGGCATCCGTAAATAGACTATCTTCACTCATAGACATGATTACAAAGTAATTTTGACTAACAGGCTTACCACCGATAATAAACGGCAATACAGCTCCTGTATCGCGATAATTTCGTAACTTCTTAACAGTACTATCTGGAGATTGTCCAAGCGATGTAGAAATAAGAATTTTACATGTTATTTGTTCTACGTCAGGCCCACTAAATTGTTTAACCGGCTTTTCTAGAATCAAATTGTGCTTTTCCCATCTAGCACTACCTGAACGCGTTACATCCGATACAGTTAGAACATTGTCTAATGCGGTATAAAATACTATATCCGCTAAATAACCGATATACATATATACCTCCTATACTGGTCCTGATGTTGTAGAACCACCAGACTCCACACCACCATGCACATGATGAACTAAGGAAATACCATTGACCACCACATCGCCACCACTTGAATTGATAGATAGCGTTCCACCAACATTAAGAATCATATCTCCAGGAACAGTGAGCACACGTTTACCATTATCCGCACCATCTGGAGTTGGATCCGCACTACTAAAGAATGTGCCAATAATGAATCCATCAGAAAAACCACGACCGGACCGATTAGGTAACATAATACACAATACCTGGTCATCAATAGCCGGCATCCAATAGTCCTTATCATGTGCTGCACCTCGATTAATGACAGATAGTGGCGCCGTAACAACACCTTCTCTATCAAGGCGCGTAACAACGGCTTTACCTTCTTCAGGAATTGTACTTGAAACATTTCCAATGAATATCATATCTGCTAATGCAGATAATATATCAGTAGCCATTTAAACACCTCCTTACATCAATCGACGTTGAATAATTGGCCCCTAATGTATGCGTTGCTTTCGTAATTAAATAATTACCATCGAATACCCCAAATCCTTCGAGTTTAACCGTAACCGATGCCATAATAAGAGGATTACCATGGAAACTAAAAGACATTGTATCGGCTTCCTTGTTGGCTTCTCTTAGCTTCTTTTTAGCCAATCTCTTTGCCTCCGCTTTGTCTTTTACCTGCTCATTGACCTCTAATACAGCAAGGTACGTATGGCCCTTACGGTCAGGATCTTCAAACGTATCCTCAATCACAGTTTTCTTATCCTTATTGGTGTATTTCACATGACATGCACGATATACCTCACGAGTTTTACTTTTATATGAATAAGATAACGCCCTAGTAATAATCAAAGGCGGTTGTTCACCTTCTTTAGTCTGTACAGGTTGATACTGGCCACCTGGTCTACGAATTATAACTTTAGGCTTCACATTTTCGTATTTGTAATCATCGAATATAATCAACTGTTCAGTGGATACTTTAAGAGAAAACCCCGCATCATTGCATAGTTTCTGCAAGAATGCGAGGTCTGATTCAGCACTTTGAGAGGCATCTTTTAACGGTGGGTCAAAATCAGCATCCCATACTAGCTTTAACTTATTATCTTTTGCCTTTTCGGTAGCAATCGCTTTCAGCGTTGTGGCTTTCCACGATTTGTCTTTCTTTTTCTCCCGTAAGTCAGTACTACCGATAATAGCGACACCTTTGATTTTGACTACATCAGGAAGGCTACTTCCCTCAAATTCATCAATTTCAAATTTGCCGATTGGTAATGTAAATTGTTCATCCCCTAATTTCTCCCATGCTACGGTATTAATAGCGACTTCTAGTAATGATCCTTTCACAGGATACCAATCACCGACCCATAGACGGCCCCTATCCTCTAATGAAATGGCTACATCATCTACAGTCCCTGAAAGGTTATCTGTGAAAGTTACATCAAGAAGGTATTTACTAATATCGTCGGTGATGTCCTTTGACTCCTTACTCCCCCAATGTTGGTACCCAATCGTACACCATGCCCGCCGTGCTAATTTCGTTTGTGGCGTTAAGTCTTTCTTCCATTTTTGGACCTTAGCTAGGCTCTTTTGTAAGCTCATATACTATCGCCTCCATGGTGGTAAGAATTCAGGTAAGGAATCAGCAGGGACATCTGGGCATGTCAACACAACACCAGCGGAAAATATCGCCGTATTACGGTGCTTTTGATTGGCTTCTAATAATAGATTGATGTATCGTTCGTTACCGTACACCTTATAGGCGATTAAATCCCACATATCCCCTTGTATTGTTGTATAGTTAGTCATAACTCAACCTCCGTTGTCCGGCGGTATAGCTACGCATCATTTGTTCAAATTCACGCATTTTAGCGTCTAATGCTGACATAATATCATCTGTTGAAGAACCATTACCCGCGTTAATAACTGGTGCGAAAGTAATTTGTACAGGTGCACCACTATTACTAGATGAGGATGTTACAGGTACGCTAGGTGCTAATGATACAGTAGGTGCTACAGCTGACTGCGCACCACTCACACCTAACATCCGCCCGGCCGTTTGCCATAAATTCATAGCATTTGCACTACCATCAATAGGTACAATTACTTCAGGATATCCAGCTTCACCAATTAACGCAACTTCTGGAGATGTAATAACACCACCATTAGCATACGCATTACCGCCTGCAGCTTGAACACCTACAGTAAATCCACCACTAAATTGTGCCTTAATACTATCCCATGCTCCTGAAATTGCATTAGACACAGCACTAGGAATTTGTTTAATCCAATCTAGTACCGCATTATATGCATCACTTGCCCATTGACCTGCGGCAGCTACGAAACCGGCTCCCGCATCAGCACATGCATTTGGTAAATTCATAATGAAATTAATAACATCGTTAACCAAACTACTAATCCACGATGTGGCCGTAGCATATGCCTCAGAGGCAAACGAAATAACCGCAGCTACAAACTCAGCACCCAACGTGATCATGTACATGGGTAAATTGATTAAGAAGTTATAAATATCATCGACCATGGCACTAAAGGTAGTGACTGCGAAGTTATAACACTCTGTCGCGAATGAGACGACAGCAGATATAACAGCAGTACCAACTTGTACCGCAATCTCTGGCAATCGCATAATAATTCCTATAATAAAGCCTACCGCCATACCAATATATGTTGGTAAGTTTAACCATAGATTTACATAAGCAATGATTGCCGCTTTCAACGCATTAAATACGCTGAGCCCTAATGATAAAAACCCATTAATTACAGCCATAATACCTGATATAATGGCGCTCCATGCGGAACTTAAAGCAGAACACATGCTATCCCATATTGAACTCAACCCAGAACATACACTATCCCAAACAGATGTTAATGTAGCACAAATAGTATCCCAGTTAGTTACTAATAGGTATATCACTGCAATAATCGCCATAATAGCAATTACCCAAGGCCCACCTATTAATGCACCCGCTGCTTTAAACGCACCCATTGCCGTTTCTACACCTTTAAATGCCGTGGTAATTGTAGTAATACCTGATGCTAACTTAGTAGCCGTGCCATATAGTAATGCCAATTTCAAGCCATTAGTGACTACGGCGGCAATAGCTTCCTTATTATCCTTCATGAAAGTTACAACGGCTTGTAATACCGGTATCAGTGCCGGTAATATTTGTTGAGCAATCGGTATAAAGGCCTGTGCTAAACCTAATGCAACTTGCGTAGCTTCTGCTTTCAAGATGTTCATTTGAAGCCATATTTCATGGAGTGATTTAGGATCTATGCCAACACCTTTGATTTGTGACGCGGCTGCTTGTGCATCTGCGTAATTTTCAAAGACTTTAGTAAGCTCCAATCCTTTGGCACCTAATGTTTCAAGCATGAATTCTTGTCCACGGCCTTGTGCCACTGCATTTTGGTAGCCTTTAGCCATTGCATCCAACTGTTGATTCATAGGCAATAACTTGCCATTGGCATCGGTCAATGATACACCAAATTGACTGAGGTATCCTTGCAATGCTTCTGCACTTTTACCGCCACCTGCTAAAGTCTTATCCATTTTAGCGAATGACTTAGCCGCCGCTTCTACATCAACACCACTTAACGTCATAATCTTCTTAAATTGAGACGTCTCGGCAGTTGTCATATGCAGTTTATTGGACAATTGATAGAGTGCTTCACCGGCATTAACCACATTATCGATAATGGCACCAATACCAAATCCACCGGCGGCAACCATAGCGAAACTTGCAAGCTTTCCTGTAATACCACTTACCGCAGCACTAGCACCTTGCGCAGCTGATGCAGCACCTGCTAAAGGACTTGCACCACCCATTTTACTGATTGCATTTTGATGCGCTGTCTGACTTGCGATATTAGACCGCAACTGGGCTTGCCGTTGCAACATAGAATTTAGCTTTTGCTCGGCTGCAATTGCTGCATTCCTGTCACTAGCGTTACCAGTCTTTTGCGATATGGCCTGTAGTTTTCTATACTGCGCCTGTTGGTCTTTGATTGCATTAGATAATTTGTTGAGTTCCTGAGATGCTTTTGATACGGAGGAGGATAACCCGCCATCGAGTTTACCTTTAATGGCAATCGCCATTTCTAAGACTTTATTGGCCATTATTTTCTCCCTTTCATTGCTTTATTCTCGCGCTCGATACCATCACTAATGAGCTGAACGTGGACTATGAACTCATCCACGTCTAGCTCTCGAATGAAGTAGTCCATCGATGTGCTAGTGTATTTACTACACGTAATCGCACACTCGGTGAAATACCGTTCTAGGTCTGTTATTTTTCGGAATTGAGCAAAAAATTCTGTACCTCTAAGCAGATTCTAGTGAAGTCGGCAGCCGGAAGGCTATAAATATCATCCACTTTACATCCGCATACAGCAGCTGCTACATGTGCTTGATATGTCATAGATAACGCCGGAACTGTAATAGTTTTATCTTCACCCTTAGCTGCCTTTTCGCATTTAATTAATGTGTAACCGCTAATACCTTCAAATTGTAAGGAATGACCAGCTTTTACTAATTCAATACCCGTTTGTTCATGTGTTTCATTCATAGTGTTATGTTTACTCATTAGTGATTGTCCTTTCTACAGACTAAATACCGAGTGCAGCACGAACATCGCCAAGGAAGTCTGTGCCATCAGAAATAGAATCTTTATAAGCATATTTATCGATTTCACGAACCACTTTGCCATCTTGTTCTAGTTTCAAATATGTAGTTTCAATTGTGTTCGTTGCATCAATAGTATTACCAGATTCATAGGTGCCATTTTCTTTAGATTTAGCACGGCCACGAATAACGGCACGTGTAGGCACGATTACATATTTATCTTTACCACTATCCCAACATTGGATAGCACCACGTACTTCTAAGCGTACGCCACGGCCACCTGTAAGTCGGTGTGTAGTTTCTGTTGGAGTGTTCCATGTAAGTTTAGTTTCCATAGAGGAGTAGTGACCAATAACTGGCGCTTCTACTTCGCCTGCAATACCCACACCTTTTACAGTTTGAGTCATTACAGATTCACTAGGTAATTCCACTTTGGCAACACCTAAACAGTTGTCAGAACCTTCTTCATATACACGAAAGTCATTAAGTACTTCCGGTACTTGATTGATAGATGCCATGATTAATTACCCCTTTCTATACTGTTTGAAATAGCGTTTTGAAATAAGACACATCGTATTCAGAAATGCTTTCAATTTCTTGCGCTGGAATTGGAGGTGTACGGTATTTGTGGAAACGAATAATACCATTCAACAAATCTGTTGTAGGGTTTTCTGCTTCTTTAAATTCAATGCGACCACCTAATATAAATCCACGAGAAGTAAGACCGTTAAGACGGATTGTTTCACTATCAAGAATTGTCTTGATGTTACGTGGCAAGATAGGCATATCTACTTTTTGCCAATACGTTAAGATGAATGTTTGGTCATCCCAATCATTGAAACGACGTACACAAATAAATGTATCCTTAACATCAGTCGTGCCAGGATATGCACCTGTGTAGTTGCCCCAAGATACCCAACCATTGATATTAACGGCTGTCATAATACCTTGAGAGTTCAATAAGTTAGCTTGGGAATGTGTAAGCATAACTTCCTTACCATTAGCTAAGCACAAACCTGTGATGTTCATAGACTTATTGGAAGGCGATAACGTAGGAATATCGCTATTGGATGCATCGCATTTACCAATAATACCCATGATGTGTGTAGACATATGGAACATATAATCGCCATTGCGAACCATTGGCCAACATACGACTTCAGATTCACCTGTATAACTATTACCTTTCTTCCATTCGTAAGCATCTGTGTATTTAACAACTTGTGTAGTATCAATATCTACCAAAGTAGTCGCGCCAAATAAGTTGTTAATAACACGAGATTTTGCTTTCATTACAGAAGCGACTGTAGGATTTTGAGAGAAACCAGGTGCAGCAATAAGACCAGGTACAATACCGAAATGATGATAGATTGTATCAATCAATTCAAAGCCTGTTGCTTTTTCATTGCTATCCACACCGCCGATTACGTTCTTATAATCGAAGTTTTCTACATCAAGTTCATCGTATGTGAGGTCCAATGTAGTTGCGGAATCGAATTTACCACCTTTGACTACAGAGATGATCAATTGATTTTTGTCATCAAATGCTGCCGTGTAATCTGTGTTGGCCACACCTGTTTGACCGCCACTAGATACTTGTAACGTATTAAGCAATACTGCAGCTTTTACGATGCATTTCTTGTCTGTCAATGTAGCAGTTGTTGTAGTTGATTTCTTATGTTTGGCAGGATCCAATACATTAACAAATACGATTGGAGCTACGCCATACAATTTGAATTGCGCATACATTGCTTCACACAATGTGAAATGTGTCCAATCTTCAGAGTAGCCAAGTTGTTGAACAGCTTCTTCCCAGCTATAACAGATGATTGGCTTATTGACTACTGCGCTAGGGTCTTCTGTAAGGTGTACAGGTGCAGTGCCGAACACAATTGGAAGCCCGGCAGTAGTTTGGACAGGAGCAATTACAGAGGTAGCTTGCTCACTTGTTTTGACGCCATGATAAAAGGCCATTTACTTCACTCCTTTATAATTCTTCAATGCGTTAACATAAAATACATTTAATTGTGTGCCTTGTGTTCTCACATCAATCATTGCTTGATTGAGTTCATCTAAAGGCACAAATAAATGCATAAAAATAGGGTCTTCCGCTTCCGGCAGTGGTGCGCCTTCGCTAAATACCATGAATTGGTTTAGCCGGCTACTGCGGAACGAAGGCCCAACATATACAACAGGGTTCATCGTTGTCTCCTATTCAATTACTTTATTATCCGTAAATATCTTATTTAGATTCCTACGAATAACTGGAATATACACTTCAAATTCAAGATATCCAACCCATTGAGGGTATGGTTGATCATCAGGAATTGTTGTATTAACAGTATTATCCTTAATTTCATATCTAAGTGCTACCGGATTATCAGATAGTAACCGCTCACGCACTACCTCTAAGAGGTGATATAGTCCGACATGGCCTTTTGTTAAGGCCTCGTCAAATGTAGTGACCAATACTGTAATCCCTACAGTCGAACTATCTGCATCACTAACAGAGTACGGACGTACTACTACGGCTGGGCATAACTTGCGCAAGTCCGCATTATTATCCACCCTTGGTAAGAAACCGCTCCATACTCGAATAGTGCTCGCGGTAACATCACTGGTTTCATTTAGCTTGCGCAACTCATCCATGAGATAGGCAGCAATGCCGTCTGATACGTCTAATGGTGTCATTAGTTACCTCCTAACGCGCGCTCTAATTCGTGATATAAGCGCTTTTCATACATTTCCATGCCTTCCTTTTGCATGGCATTCATAACAGTTTCATTACCAAACATTTGCGGTAAGGCTGGTCCATATATCCCTTTTAATGGATATCGGTCCTTGCCTTGGCGTTTCATGAATATACCTGATGTGCTAACAAAGCCATTTGGTACCTTCGTTTCTGTGCCCTTTTTAATCGACACAAACACACCTTTTCGCTTAAGTGATTTAATTTTGAAGTACTTTTGAGCACTAGTATATCCACCTTTGATACGCATTTCTGTGCCATCATTTAATTTATTAATTGATACACCGGACTTTACGACCGACACACCTTTAATGGCGTAGATATTACGTAGTGCTTGCGTACCTGCTTTTCTTGCGGTTGTTGCAGCACGCTTAGATGCGGCTTGGCAGACACGTCGAACTCTATCTTCTTTTAATGTTTGCAGTGCTTTTTCAATTGTTTGCACTGCACTTTTATCAAGTTCTAGCTCAACCATCCGTCAACACCGCCTCTAGCTTCTGCTCTGAGTTCGATGGATACAAGTCCATCTTCTTCCGTTGCACTTTGAACGATGTACACATCACCATCTAATCGGAATACGTTCCCCTGTGATGGAATTTCAGGGATGTCCTTTAATT